CACCGCTGCTAACCAGAATTTACCTGATTTTTCTGATTGTTGTATCTACATGAATAGATTTGGTTTGACAATTATATCATATCTAGACTGTGAGATCCTCATTTTTGATGGAGATCCTTTCCTTTGCTATCATCATGATATTGTTAGTAGAGATGAGATGAGGCGAAGGTTGAACAATGTAGGCGCAAACATGTCTAATTACCAAGTGATTGAAACCACTGATGTTATGATACGAAATACTAGGCCACCTTATGTCTGGTTTTTGACATCTGAAGCTTTAAACCATTTAATGCATACTTTAAATGGTAACCAGTATTATTATCATCAACTTTCTATTATATTCCTCTTCTTTCATCTCACCCTTGTAGCAGCACTTTATCCGTCTTATATCTTATTTTCTGGAAATACCGCATCAATATCAATTCCCTCACATATATCTGATGGCAACACGGTTGAATATATCGGAATGCCTAGTACCGCAGCCATTTTACCTGCACAAGCCCAAGCTAATCTTGAATACATGATAGCTAATAACATGACTATGGACCTGGAATTCAATACTCAATATAATGGTTTTGGTTACGTATTTGATTCTGCTACTGATTTCCAACCTTCCATCTGTAATATCATGTTAAATGTTGGCGGTTTGGGTGACTGTGACCTTTTGGGTTATTCAACATTACAAGCTTGGATGATAAATGGCTGTTATCATTGGATGATTTTTGGTTCTGGTTTTCTTCCTACATATGGGTGGCATCAATATCCTGTGATGGGTTCTGATGATTTTAAAACTACTGTTCTTGCAGCTGATGTTGCATGCTGGATCATAGGTTATAGATGTGCACCTGGACGTTTTAGTCCTAGTTTTGGTCTTCATTTTGCAAATATCTTTGTTTGGGCAGGAGGTGATGCCACTAATAGTGGTTGGACTAATTGTAGATGGAATCTTAAAATGTCATTTGATCTACCTATCTCCTCTTTTTCCTTAGCTAATGCCACTTTTGTAATACCAACCACTATGGACGTCAATGTTATTAACACTCCTACAGTTAATGTTGGGAATACTCTTAACGTTAATGTGCTCAATGAAATACCTATACAACCTATTTCTGGATCCTTGTATATAGCAAATTCTTCTTTGAATGTTGTGGTAACAAACGAACCAACCGTTATAATTGGTGATCAGCCTATAGAAGCACTAATATTAGGTGTGACTGGTACTATTCCTATAGCTGGAAGTGTAACTGTAAGTTCATTACCACCTGTTACTATTGGAGGTAATGTTAATATTGCTCAACCTGTTCATTTTGTAGCAGACGGCATTATCCCTGTTAATGTGACAAATTCTGTTCAGAATGTTTATCTTAATATTTCTACTTTGATTAATAACACAGCAAATAATGTTCCTGTAGACATTAAGAGTCTCCCTGTTGCAGTATATGGTGCAGATTTATACCAATACAATTCAATAACAGGCTTTTCATGGAATCTAAATGATACTGTTAAACCTCCTAAACCACATGATTTTGATTTAATGTCTAGGAAGAAACGTAATAAACTGATGCATTCAACAAATGGTAATATGAACCATCATTCTTTTGCAGAATCTAATCCTCGTCCAAAAAATAAAAAAGAAGCTACTTCTATTATAAAAAATTATACACGTGATTTATCTTCAGATTACGATGAATGTGATAATGCTGTTGTTATATCTCCAGTATTCACAAGAAGTCTCAATATTATAAAAAATGCATATACCGGACGATCTATGAAGAATATTTTTACAGTGCTTTATCTTTTAGGAGATGAAGATTTTTCTCCTGATCTTACAACTCCAGCAGTCTGTAATCCAGAATTAGCACCAGATAATCTTAGTTGTGTTGAATCTGAAGCTGATAAATTTGAAAAATCTGAAAAAAATGCTTCCGGTTTTTCAAAGGAAAAGGATGAAAAGGAAGATAAGAAAAAGAATACAGGTGCGGCTAAAAATACTCCACCACGATCTGACGTCTTAACTTCACTGAATGATTCACTTAACAGATTTAAAAAAACAGTTATTAATGAATCACATTTTGCAGCTTGGATATTAAAACATAAACCTAGGCCTCGTTTAGTTCGTTACCTAATGTTAAAACATCCAAATGTATCAAATTTCTCATTATCCACTGATGCTATCTTCATTTCATTATATTCTGAAGGTGTTATCAGGAATAATGATGGTTCGATTGATGCAAAAGTTGCAATATCCACATTATTAAAATATGCATCTAATATTCCACGTTCACCTCATTATGCCACTGAATTTTCATCCATTTTCTCTGATGATTTGGAAACATACAGCGCAAACCTAAAAATGCCTCTCACTCATATTCCTCGACGTAAAACGAATAATAAAAAACAACCCTCTTCAACAATTAAAAATGTCCCAAATCCACTTCTAGTAGGTGTCGAACTTAATCCTGGACCTTCATCTATTCTTTTTAATGGTATGACTAATAACAAAATGATGCATATGTTAAACGGTAACACAACTTCCTACACTGAGTTGAATCCTATAGGAAGTGGTTATAAGACAAACTCAGATGTTGAAGCTAAAGATAGCGTTTGTAAATTAAATGAGATTACTATATCTGACACAGTTATAAAATATCAGGTGGAAAAATTTGTATCACGTGTCAACGGTTCTAATCCTGTCTTTAACACATATAATTCATCGATACCATTATCTATGACACTTAATACTACAACTGTCTTAAATACTAATGCGGCGGGGACCACTAACCAATACTCTCCTCGTGAGAGTATTTTCACTTTACGCTGCTATAGAAATAGCGGTGGTGGGGTTGCTACCGACTCTTTATTTCCACTGTCTATTTACGCAATTTCACCTGGCTACTCACCACCTCGTGATGGACAAATGGGCCCAATGTTTTCACGTGTTTATCAGGCTAGTACTACTACACAACTTCGTACTAATAATGTCTTTTCAAATGGTTTTCGTGCAGTTGATCTTTTAGCACTGGGAAATGCAATTTGGGGAACTGGCGATGTTACAACTGCTAAATTGTCTGCCTTACCTGATGTCTTATTGCGAGTCGGACTCCGTTGTGGATTAATTTTAATAATGATACAAACTGGCCAATTGCTTGTTGGAAACAATTCAATAGGTGGTTTCATCAATAATACGGATCAATATCAGACTTTGAATAGTTTTGAAGAAGGAATTGTCCCTAATAATCCTTTATTAACTCTTTTTGATGAAGAATGTATCGTTAACCAAGCTGGTTTTGCACTACCAACACCATTTTTCCCTTTTGATGCAAATGCACCTTCACCTAATGGTTCACCAGCTGGAACAGGAAGGTTCGCAATTATTACTTCACTATCTATCATTGACCCTACTGATTATCCCAAAGTACTTGCTGTTCCACCGGAATTATGGAGGAAAACTGATCAGAATCCTGGTCTAGCCATTGCCATATTATTGTTAATTTTTTCTAATCATCCTATGTCACTATTCTCCGTTAATGCGAATACCTCTGATATTAATGGTGCAAATGCTGCCACTGTTCCTGCAATTCATAATTCATCTCTAATTTCTTGTCCTGGTGCTACTACTATTTATTTCTTAGTCCAGGCAAATCCTGGATCAAATCCACCTACTACTATCGATGATGCTGCAGCCTCCACTCCTCTCACTTTCGCTTTTAATTTAGCTGTATCACAATATGCAGCAAACTCAGTTATTAATGTTTCGTGGGAAAATAACATCATAGAATATGAAATGACTTCAATGGTTAACTCATGGTGGGAGAGTATATCTGCAAATTTATTTTGGGAATTTGCAGTTACTTTTCCTAGAATTTGTAATCGCTGGGACGATTTTAATTCCGGTGTGCATATGTCCACTGTCACATCTGTTAGGTATAAAATGATGCAAGCAGGTAGTTCTGGTGACCCTTTTACACATGTAAATGCTGGTTCAAGCTTAGCATGGTTAGATATGGATTATGCAGCCATAAAGCCAGTTCGATTACCAACTACTTTACCAATCGTTTTACCTGGCTACTCTCATTATCAACTAGCTGGTGAAAGCTTAACTTTCATCACTTCATGTGCCATGGAATTACTATCGCCTATCAGATCATCTTTGGGCACCACCGCTGATTGGTTTGGTACTGATCTCCAATCCCCTTTTCTTTTTGATACATTACGTCTCAATGCTCGTAGTTGTGCTGCAGCCTCCGACCTTGTATATATAGCAATTTCACAATCTGGTGCTTCTTGGAATAACATGAGTAATATTGTCCAACCACAGGGTAATTTTTACGACAATTTTAATCATAACAATATGCAAAATTACCCACTTATTCGTCAGTTACAAAGGAACTTTTTTATCAATAGTTCCAAAACAATTCCTCCTACAGCTAATGGCACATATACTTTTATTGCTGCAATGCATCACTACTGTGGTTATTATCTACCAAAAGATTCATTTGGTAATGAGTGGGTACGTTACCGTAATTTACCTCCTCCTACAAATGCTACCTCTACTAATCCTAATAGTGAAGCTGTTGAACCTATATATCCAATTTCTGGTTATTACACAGTTGCAAATGGTACATCTTGCGAAACATTGAATTGGATTCCACAAGTTTTAACCAATATTGAAAAACAATCTGTATTTCAAGCACGCACACCTAAAGCATTATCATGGTGGCCTCTTCCTTTTTCTGAACCTCTAAAACCATTGCGCGTGGCCGGTTCCAAAACTATTCAAGCTGTTATCAATGATGAATCTACATTTTCAATGCCAATGACTTATCCTAATATCAGCCTTTTAGCTAGTAAGAGCATGTTACAATTCCCTGATGAATTCTATTATACTCTTCGAATTGCTCAAAATACTAGCAATGTTGCTGCGAATGGTCTTTTTGGTGCTATGGCTTTATTTCTGATCAATGGCAACGCTACAGGTTTAGGCAGAACCGCTGGTGTGATTGGTGGTGGTGGTATTATACAAGGAAATTTCTATCCTTTATCAATGTTGGGTGGCTATAACTGCGTTGCATATACTATGAACTCTGATTTTTATGCTGCTGATGTTTGGATTCCAGCTACGAATATTGATGGTTCTCGAAATTGTATTTTCATAGACAGAGCCACCAACGCCTCTGCTTGGCAAAATTTTAGTGGATGGATGAAAGGGATTTTTCCTATCTGGGCGACATCATTAATGGGTACCATAATGCAAGAACCACTGGCAGCTATTGATAATGATGATATTGGTATGACCTGGAAAGTATATGAATTATCTGAATCCAATAATGATAACCAGAGAGCACAATCAAAAAATGAATCAAAAAATGAAGTAGCGGCAGGTGCTACTTCATCACTATCTATACCTGCATCTACTTTGGCAAGTTTGAGCAACCCAATGGGTGCTCTAAGCCAATGAATGCCTTAATAGATTACATCATGCCTCAGGTCATTCTGCCTGAGGATATGATTAAACCATCTCCAGATACCCCTTTATCATGGAAAGATATTGTAACCTTATCAAAAATCGAGATTACATATCAAAAAGAGAAAAACATACACCCACTTCCTCTTGATGATGATAGTTTTTTACTGTTACATCCAGCAAGAGGGAAAGCTGACCTTTCAATACGAAGGGCTCGGTATAATGACATTTTTGATGTCATTGTAAAATGTAAAGAAATAAATCACAATGTTTTAAATAAAATAAATAATTTTAACTATGATTACATAACAACATGTAATCTACTTCTAGCTTATATATCTTTTGGAGATATATGGTTTAACAGATGGTATTCCATCGGTTGTTTTTCCGATGATATCGAACATATGTCTGATATAATGTCAAAGATAAGTGATACAATTAAATTCTATGGTTGTAATATTAGTAACTGGCAATTTATGTTAGAAAATAAAGCTTTGACAGGGTATAGGCAACTCCCATTTCCTGGTTTTTCAATGATAGATGAAAGTAGAAAATTAGCAAATTCAGGAATTGATCATTTCTGGTCAAGTAATAAAATATTATTTCGAAAAGCTGTTTTTGAATTGCTCGGTAGTACACCTCCTTTGGTATTAAAATGTATTAGTTTCTTGGAATTCATTGATAGTGGTATGTGGCAACGTTCAGGATCAAGTTCAATAGGAAAATTGACTTTAACAATTGACGGGCATGAATCAAAAACAAAAATATCAAAAAATCAGGTGTTAGATTTATTTACACCAGAAGAGCTTTATGAATTGTGTCTGAATAATAGTAAACAAATCAGTATTGCATTCGATAAACCTGAGCTTGGCAAAATTCGAATTGCAGTTGCTTCAGATCTTCTAACATATTTAAAAATGTCATACATTTACTATTGCAGTGGTAGCTTCTATGAACACTGGCCTGGCGTCACCACTGCTGAATCCATATACCAAGAATCTGACCGTCAAATTGAAATGCTCACAAAACTTAGAAATAGCTATTCGATGCCTTTTGACTATGCAGCTTTTGATCATCAACCTGAAACTTTTGAACTTGCTACGATCAATAGTGTTGCTTATAGCTACGGTCGAAACAATGCCCCAAATGTAATTGAATTTGATGCTATCGCTGATTCCATCGATATCGGATGGGATAATGCGGAATTGATTGTACCTGCTCATAAAGAAGGAGATATCTCATATGACTTGATAATTCTTACAGTAATCGGTGGTCTAATGAGTGGTCTATTCATAACTGCCATCATTGGTAATGGCTGGAATTCCTTTGTCTCTAATTTAACCAAGATGATTTCAGGTCGACTATTAAAATGTATTCCACCCACAGATGATTATATTAAGGGTGATGATAGTACTTTCATCTCTGAAAATGTGCAATTCCTCCAGGTCATGGAGGCGACATATCGTGCATTAAAGGTTAAAGGTGGTATCGGGAAGTTTTCAATATTAAAAGCCAACACCGAGTTTTTAAGAGTATGGTACAAAAAAGTGTGTTTTGGTTATCCTGCAAGAGTGCTCCCTGGTATCATGCAGTCTAAACCTTGGTCTAACACACCATGGTCACCAACTACTACTATGTCTGCTGTCGTTGATACTATACATACATTAGGGAGAAGAGGTGTAGACAAAAAGATTCTTGAAGTATTAAAAATCACCATCCTCCATAATTGGTGTCGATCAGCAGGTTTACCTTTTAAACTACTATCAATTCCTACTGCAATTGGAGGTTTTGGACTTCTTCCATGGACTGGAGTTGTCGTAAAACCAAAATTGCCCACAATACAATCCATTGCTCATAAGGCCTTTGAAAAAACAAATGCAAATTTAAACTGGCGAGCTAATAGAATACGGAAAACTTTGACAGATTGGCATCTTACGGTACCCACAAGTTTTATTGAAAAACAAGCAAATATAGAATTCAAATCTACCATTGCATCTGACAACCTCCCAAAAATGCGTCGTGCCCTACATGATGCCTGGAAGATGGAGATCAAAAGAACAAAATTCACCTTTTCATTTGAACGTAATGTTCAAAAAACCATTCCTCTCGATATCACAATTTCCACGCCAGCCATTGCACCTGGAACATTAAAACAATATGATTTAATTAATAATAGTCAGACAAGTTTCAATTCATGTACATGGGAAGTTTCAATTCTAGATCAACTTCAACCATATCTAAAGGAGATAGGTATCACTATAAAGGATTTTATAAACAAAGAACCTAAGATGGTTCGTCTCAAAAATGCAATGTTAGGAGCTAGAGGGCATATAACTGAAATTTTGAATTGGCTAGGTGGGCGGATCCACCCTGTCTCTACATATCTTAGTAGTAAACTCACATCTAGTTTTTTAACTAACTTAATTTCACTCATTCCAAAATTTCCTCATTTTCAACCATACACATTAGCATATATAAGCAACACAATCTGGCCTATGTATGCTAACTCGTTTTATCTCAACAGTATGTATGCAGTAACTGTATACAATTACTAGATTGTAACTAATCCCTTGGAACCTTATCCAAGTTTTAAATGTTTATGTACAGAATCCCACATGGGAACCTAAAAAG